ACCACCTCCGCCGCCGCCGCCGATTGAATGAAATCGAGCGTGGTTTACCCAATTAGGCAAAGAAACATTTTGAGTGCCGTTTATATCGTAATACGGTGCCTGAAAATAATATTGATTCCATCCATTACCAGTGTATCCAAATGTTGCATCAACCTGTCTATATGTATTGATTGTAGCATTTGAGCGTTTAGGAAAATTATTACCATATTCGGTTGTTGTATTACCTCCTGCAGCTATCATATCAGAAATATTGTTTCCTTTGTAATAGTATGTCATTATATAGATTATTTATATATATATTCTATATCTTTTATTTTTGTAATATTTCGGAATTTAATCTTTTATAGCCAATAAAAAAAAAACTTGAGTTAGTCTTGCATCGTATTTATTTTCTCCAAAATATGTTTCAGCAGTATGATATATATTTCCATCAAACAATACAAGGCGGTTAAATTTATTGGAAACATAGTCTGTTTTCACAAACTGAGGCTCGATAGATTGTTTTGATTTGTCTAATGTATTTACAATGTTGTTATCATTGACATCTTTGTATAATGATGTACCACTTTCTACAGGTGCATTTGGAGATAAATAGCATACTGCACTAAAATAATCAAAATTATTAGTATCATTTTTTTCACAACAATGGTTATCTTTGTGAATCCATGATGTATCATTTTTTGTGGTGTACTGAAACATACCAGTTGCAGTTTTAGGATTGAATATTACATCAGAATAATAAGGTGAGAAGATTTTTTTAAAAATATCCAATACTTTTTCACTAGAATATGCGTATGGTGTGCGTTTTCCTGGAAAAGCGGTTTTATCATTCAAAGAAAATTGTAGTGACAATGCATATTCACGTACTTGATATGGATTTTCATAAAAATTATCAATTATATGTATTGTTGGTTTCATTACTATATGAAATTATATTTCTCTATTATTCTTTACACAATATTAATAATTCCAGTTAACAACATTACATCGTGATATATAGGCAAATGTTGTTTGTAGTTGATACACCATATGTTGGGAAATAAAACGAGTGTACCTGCTTTGGGTTGTACAAATATTTCATCGTTGAAAACAATTTGCCCCCGATTATTTGAATTTGTATTATTCAAAAATAAAATGAATTTAACATTATTATTGCTATTTGTTTCGACACAATTTAATCTGAATCCCTGCATAGCATCATACTTCTCAAAAGTTATGCTCAACTCGTCAGAATAAATATATTTGTTTTCGGTATGTTTTACAATTCTTTCAAGATATTTGTCTAATATGTTATTTATGAAAGCAGTAACATTGTTAATTATCGAATCAGGGTAGGAATTAGTATTTTTATATTTGATTTGCTTACAAACAACATATTCTTCATTGATTGTTTGTCTTACATATTGCTTGTCATTGATTTCGAATATATCAACAATATCATCGCATTTCTTTTGACTTAACACGTTATCATATATTTGTATATATTTGTTCATAAATAAAGATATGAAATATCATTTATTTATGTTTTTATGATAATTATTTAGTTTGGTGAAAAATAAAGTTTATAGTCATGTAATTTATTCGAATCAGCTGATTGCTTTTTGATGATAACACCATTAAACGGTAGTTTTATATCAAATGATGTTGATATTTCGTACAAATCTTTGTTGGCGTAACTATGATATTCAGAAATAGTATCAAAGAAGTTATTAGTTATATTATTTTTAATAATAAATTCTGTAAAACGAGGGATTTGTAAAAAAACCATTTTTTGTATTTTCTCCATATCATTGTTGTTATTCATACCGGACAAACGCTCATATGGAGTGTTAATAACTCTTTTATACCAATATTTTATTTCTATGTATTTACCATGTATATTTTTATTTGATAAGTTATGCATATGAACCCCAGCAAAAAATGTAACAGCATACAGGCTATTTGGTACAAATACAGCTGCCGCACTTATACTTTTAGATTTATTATATTCTTCACTTATATCAACTACAACACATGGATTGTTACATTTATCAATAAATAAAAAAGTGGATATGATGGGTGTTTGAACATATCCAAAATTATCGTTTCTGTCATTAGAACATATCATTTGATTAATATATGTAATATCGTCATCGTTTTCATCGATTTTGTTTCGAAATATATATTCTATCGTAAATTCGCTTATATCCTTTATTCCTAATTTGATTAGATTATCTGTACATGTTTTCATGATAAGAAATTCAATAAAATTATCAGGTTTCATTTCTGAATTCATAAAATATGATTTATTTATATTGGTATTGTTACAAACCGAACCTAGCATACTTTCAACATATATGTTGAAATCATTATCAATATGTATCATGTTTGTGTTTACAATTGGATATTCGTTATAATTTGAATTATTTAAATGTAATGTGTTAATATATATTTCATTATAATCCATAATTTAATAACAAATATAAGAAGTTATTTTTATATTCATACATGTTTGAATGAATATAGAAGTCGTAATTTTTACCAATAATAATGAAAACACAATTCACAATTTGATTAGAGAGATTTATGAAATAATGAAACCAATAAAATATACTGTTTACGATAATTTATCAACTGATAATACGATAGATATTATTGAAAAATTTACAATAGAACATAATATCTTACTAGATATATTCAAATCAGATATAAAAAACAACGATGAACTGTTTTATAACAAATATTGTCAGATTAAATTGCAGGAATTCAATAGTGATGAAGAAAAAAGAATAACCATACTAAGAGGGCATTATTGTATAAAAGAATACTTGCACAAAAATATGAAAATATCGGATATTTGTTTTTCTAGTTATTACGTATTGTCTGAAAGTAATCATTTAATATATCAATACCCTTTAATACTAACAACTAACGAAATCTGGTCTATAGATGTAAATAACAACTTTCATTGCGTTCCTAAAACTACAACTCATGAAACCTCTTTTATAGGAGATAGAGTATGTTTGGTTACACCAAAAACAACTGATACATTGCCTATTGAGTATGTTGAAAAACAACTGTATGATACATCGAAAGAAAAACTGAATAAGAAACCATATGTATCTCTTTGTTTATTGTATTCCGCACAAAATGATGTCAATCGTGCTGTATATTATTTGAATTCCTATATTGCTTTGATTGATATGAATTGCACTAATGAAAAAAATCAAGCATATTATTTGTGTTTCAAGATAATGGATTCTTTAATACAAAACAAAATATATGATAGAAAAATAATTACTACTATTGCAAAAAAGGCGATTAGTATGTTTTCAGATAGAGCAGAAATATATAATCGACTTGGTATTTTTTATTACAAAATTCAGTCATATTATTTAAGTTATTATTATTATGAAATTGCTTTATCAAAAAAAATAAAAGATATCGATTTATCTACTACAAACCATGTCCATTTGGATGCTTACACAATAAATAATAATTCAGAAATCATAATAGTTTCATTAATATTGAAGAAAAAAAAGGAGTTTTTGAAATACAAAGAGTTATATGAGAAAGAATGTAATCATAATAACAAAAAAAATGTATTGCAATACATAAATCAAGTTTTTTTGCAGTTACACTAATACGTCATTTACTCTCCAGGTAGTTCGATTGTGCATATTTGTTGAGAAATCTATTTTGTATTCTTTGCAATTATATGTTCGTGAATGTTCTTTAAATAAATTGTTACAATAATCAGTGACATTATTTATTTCTTTGATATGAGAGTTACATATCTCTATCGCATTGTTCATCATAGATAATCTACCAATAGACGAATCCCGGTCAATAGCATTGATAGCATCTTCCAGTCTATAAATAATGTCGGTTACTGCTCGTATTTCTAATTGGATTACATTGTAAATATCCTGTTTTTTTTCAAATGCTTTGTCTCGTCTCAAAATATCGCTTTTCAGCTTTTTTTCATTGATTGTTTTTTCCAAATAACGGAGTCGTAAATCCTGATTGTTAACGAGTTCATCGGTTCGGAAACGGTTTGCTTGCACTTCTCCCAAATGAATAATACCTCTAACAGTAGTTTCTATTATTTTTTCTATATTTTTTAATTCACTGTTACTATCACTATCAGTACTATTAATTGCTCGCAAACTTGTTCGTATCGACATAAGTGCTCGGGAATCACCTAAATCTCTTCCGCATTCTACATCGCCTGGTCTTCGTGGTGCAACTCCTCCATTATTATTTCTTTGCCATTCGAAAAAGTGAGGGTTGTGAACTCTTCTCTGAATAGCACCAGTACGCCATGAAAACCCAGTATGACATTGAGTACACCACATTTGGTCGCAACCAGCTAGTTTGTGAATAGGGGTTGCGCAGGATGGACATGGTTTTGTATCGTTATTCAAAAGTCTGGCGGTAGCCACATCATCTGGATTGCATGTATGTGCAGCATCACGAGTAAGACCTTTCATAACATGACATTCAGGACAGGTCCACATATCGCATGCCCCACACTTCCATTGGGAACTCAGAAACCCACGACAGTTTTCATCTGGACATGGTCTACCTCGATATGACCTTTCAGTATTTGTAGCTCGATTGATAGGAGCTAATCGTTCACGAATTTCTCGTTTCTTTGCATATAATTTGTCGATTTCTCTATCAACTCTAGCTAAATCTCTGGCAACCGCAATTTCCTCACGCTTACGTTCCAATACAGGCATAGTTGCTGGTAATAGTGCTTTTTCTCGTTCAAATTTTATTTTTTCATTCATAGCTCGCCATTGCTTTTCTAACCATTTTTTGGGAAATGTTTCCACCATGAATTTGCGGGTCCATTCCTTTTGACACACAAATACACCTTCTGCATTTTTATCCATATTCATACATACGTTTGTTTCTCTATCTAAAATGTACGTTTTACAACAGTTCATACATGCATCAAACTGACAATAGGGACACTTCACACTTTTGCGATTCGTGTCATCAAACTCTTCGGCACAAATAAGACAGTAGTCCATAATATTCTTTGTTGTAATAGTATATTATAATCGTTAGGAATCAATTTTTATTACTCAAAAAATAAAATTTCTAGTTCATTACAAACAAATGGACCTTTATTTTTGTCCATTTTTTTGAGCGACCTCAATTCTTCTCCGGAAAAATATGAATTCACAGTAAATATATTTTATTTTGAATGTAAAAAACAATCGCTGTTATCAATAATGCTAAGTTGATAATTACAACTGGAGTTCTACCTAATTTGTAAATGTAAAGTGTCATTATCATTGCAAATATGGTAACAAAAATACCTAATAGAGCATGTATTGTAAAATCCTTTGCTGCATTATCTCCACCTTTCCATGCAATAAATAACAAATAAAAGTATATCAAAGGTACTGCCCATAAAAACGCAACTATTTTCAATAAATAGGGTGTTTCGTCATACAAACTAGTAATATAAGAGAAAAAACCAGTTAACAGGCCACCTAATAGAAAATCGCGGAATATAGTTAATTTGTTCATACTTATACTATACAAATAATAAATTTTCTACTAAACAGTGTTACTCCAAATTGACAAAGTGATTATTTCAGTCTAGGTTCTCGAATCTTCCAAAATAATTTGTAATTGAACAAATAAATTTATAAACTATCGCCCATAGATACAAATCATTGCATTCTGAAATAATAAATACAACATTACATAATTTCATATTAAAGCATATTTAGCAGTAGGTAATATTTTTTGCGTTTTATCTAATGAAAAATAATAATATAAATGTCGTGTAGACGAGGACGTTGTGGTTATGGTGGTAGACGAGGCGGCTGGTACGGTAGAGGCTACGGTGGTTTTTATCCTCCATATTGGGGATACGGACTAGGTTTATATCGTCCTTATTATTCGCCTATTTTTTGGTAATTACCGGTGACATTTCATTACCAAATATATTTTGATAATGAAAAACGAAAATTTTATTTTGTTAACATATTAGTACTTTTGTCAACGTTAATATGCTTTGTAATATTCCTAATTACTTTATTATCCAGTTTTATTTGGCCTTCACCTGTATCTCCTAGAAGATTGGTCATCATTTTGATACAAAAATCGAATTTTTGTGTGTCTGAATTCAGACAATCTGGGTTTTTTTCTCTCCATGCAGGTAAAATAGCATAATTTTTGTGAGCAATGCATTGTATCATATTGTGTAATTTGGTGTTATCGCTGTCTTTCTCCCACACATTGTTATCTTTAATATAGATGGTTTCTCTTTTCAAATCAGTACAATGCATGGGACGCTTAGTAACTTCGAGGTTTTTAATACGTGACATTATCATATTGGTCATACCAGTAACATAACCATCTCTGCCAATGTTCTCGATATCTTCAAATTGGACTTCCATATTCTCAATAAATTCAGACATGTTCATGGCATCTTTACACGTAGTATTGAGAAAAACATTCAAATTGAATTTTTGATTGTTGTTATTTGTTGTATTGTTATTATTGTTGGTAGTAGTATCTTTTTTGGAAAGTTCAATAATCAATTCTTTGAATTCCTGATTTTGTTTGATAAGTTGCATAATAGAATTATTATTATTTTGCAAGGGTTGATTATTGATAGTACAAGTTTTTTTATGACGATAGTAACCTGAATCATATTTATATGATTTACCACATAATGTGCATATATATCCTTCATTATTATTTATTACACACGAATTTGTACCCATTTTCTTACTAAAAGGTATTTTTGGGTTTTTACTATCATTTACTATCATTGAATGTTTAGCTGTGTTCAAATGCCGAGAGTAATCTTTTTTATTACTGGATATAAAGTTGCAACTTTTACATTCATAATTTTTTGGGTTTTTTTTAGGGGTTTTTACTACCATTTACTACCATATAATGATAGTAGAAAAAAACCCCTAAATACTTTTTTCATAAAATATAAAAAAATCATGCAGTCACTTTTTTGATTAAAAAAATGTAATTTGCTGCATTATGCTAT